AGTAAGAAAGTTCGTTAATGAAACAGCCGCACTATCATTCACGTTAGCTGGTAGCGTTGTTGTATTCATTACATTGTCCGGCGACACAAGAAAGACAGCCATGATAGCAACAGGCGTTGCCCTAGCTGTCCACTACATACATGTTCTTTTAAAAAACGACGAGGCTTAAATGAGTAGAATACTTTCTGCAGTAAAGGATCCTAAAACAGAAGAGATAAAACTTTCTGTTGAAAATTTTTTAAAAGAAGTATCTAAAGCTGAAAGAGAGTTATTTTCTCACCAAGAAGTGGAGAACATGTTATTAGATCTATATAATCTAATAAAAAAATAAAAATCCCTATATAGGGAAAAAGTTCAAAAATGGAAAACCCCCTTAAAAATTTTTTCCCATTTTAACCCTATATAGGAATTTTAAAATGAAATATGGTATTATATAAATATGGCAATTATTCCAAATAAAAGTGGATATATCTATGAAGGCAGCAAAGATCTACTCATAGATACTGACGATGTTAAAAATATTTACTTAATTGAAAATTTTATCTCAGAAGAAGATTTGCTCACTATTGACAAAGGAATTAAAGATGGAAACTTTGTCATAGATAAATATAAAATGCATGAATACCCTTTAAGGGCCTATTTGGTCCAAGATTGTCATCCAGACGATCCAAACTTTAATCAAAATACCAGAGACTTACTAGAAGTACTTATTAAGTATAGGGACAAGGTTCAACTTCTTCTGGAAGAAACATTTGAATGTGAATTAGAAAAATCTGAAATAAACAGCATTACCGAATATAGAACAGGCTCTATGCTAAATGAGCACGCAGATAAGATCTGTGAATCTTGGAGAGATGTCAGCAATATACTATATTATAATGATAACTACACTGGTGGAGAAATATTTTTTAGCCAGTACGATCTTGAATTCAAGCCAAAAGCTGGTTCAGTTTTAATATTTCCAGCAGGCGGAAATTACGCTCATGGCGTGAATCCAGTAACATCTGGTGATCGTTACGTTACAACAACTTTTTGGGTTGTAAAAAAATGGTTGAATAAACCGTATTCTTAGTCTTCCAAATCTTCTTCTTTAGAGTTGCGACCAGTTGAAATCATCAAGCCAGCAAGCGTGCCAGTGATAAAGGTGGCAACGCTAGATAGAACACTAAAGAACATTTTGTCATTTTCAGCCTGAGCACCAATCGGCTGCGTAACAAACACTAGTGCGTATAAAACACCAATTGTTGTTAGTGTCAAAACACCAGCTAAAACACATCCAACAACAAATTTTAATCGAGCATCAAGTTCTTCTGGTGTTAGTCTTTTTTTCATGGCGCTACCGTTTCTTGCGTAGGTATTTCTAATGTTGTTTCGCTTGGATCGAAACCAAGCAATGTTTCCGTGCACACTCCATCTACTAGACATAATGGTGGATTACACTCCTCTGCTTCCCAATTCTCTGGATCTTGACACTCATATCTATAACTTCCGTCATATCCACAGGCTGAAACTGCAATCAGCATGATTGGAAGTAATTTGATTAATTGTGATGACTTGTACATGCACTGTAACCCATTAATTCGTTGCAAGTACAACTGTTCAAACATGAGGTTTCACAATTGCAATACAGGCATTGACACTCAGACTTTTCATGATTTTGGTGCATCATTCTACGGCTTTCTTAGCCTTTTTATCTACTTGGTTAAATACTTGATTAATCTCAGAAACTGAAAGTTTTCCATCATCCAAAAATGCTCTTGAAAGACCTTCAATTACCGTTGCTACTCCAGCAATACCCGCCATAAAAACTGCTTTCCAAAGTGGTACACCAGCTATCGTACCTGCACCAATTACTCCAAGACCCGATGCTGCAAAAGTTGCCACAATACGCATTATTATATTTTTAAGTTGCTCCATAATCCCTCCAAATGTATAGGATTATAGTAATACTCAAATTCTACTTATATAGATTAGTTTCAGCCTTAGAATCATTAAAAAATCTGCCAGACCCATAAGGAACTGCGTTTTCTGCCATTACTCCGTAGTGACCTATCAAAGACTTTCGCAGTAAAGAAGAATCTACTGGGATGCCTCCAGCATGGACTGTATGACCGTGCCAGATAATAAGATCACCCTTATCTCCAGTAAATTGAAAACCTGAAGCCTGTCTTTTTTTCATTTCTTCGTCTAAGAGAAAGGCTGGTTTTTCGGAACTTTGATCGGAATAAATAAAATCAAAATCTATATCCCATAGATGTGATTCAGGTATAAATTGAAATGGACCAGAATTTGGATCTATTCTATCTAGAGCTACCCAAACTCCTATGTATGAATCAGCTTGATTTTTATCAGATTTAGTGAAATCCTGGTGCCAGGACTTTCTTGTAGAGATCCAACTAGTAAAAGCTAAATGAAGAGTAAGATTTGAATTTAGTTCATTTAAAAAATGAAATATATTTTCATGACACAATATGTCTAATATTTCTCTATGCTCTAAATAAGGACTTGAGTTCTGCCAACCATTGTGATTAATTATTATTCCATCTTTAGCGTGATGTGATAACCATAGTTTTTCATATTCATCAATTAAAAAAATAGGAATTGCATTTTTTAAAACAGCGTAGCCATTTTTTTCGTAGAATTCTACGGTGTTCATTTTGTTCCTGGATCTACATTAAGTTTTTCTAAAAACTCTTTTTCTTTCTTCCATAATTCTTCAAGCTTTTCTTGAAGAGTTAGATAGTCTAACTCATTATGGTTCGATGAAGATACATTCTCCTGGGCATTCTTCTGCTGCTTCAACTACGTCTCCTAATCTTTCTTCCGAAAAAGATGCCAGACCAGCGGCTCCTTGTGGGTTTCCCACAGCTTCCGCATAAATTTTGGTTCCTTCTTTGACATATGCAAGACCATCCGGCATCATATGGAATACATCTGGCGCTATCTCTGCACATAGTCCATCTCCAGTGCATAAGTCTTGATCAATCCAAACTTTCATTACTTTTTAATCAATTCTTCTGGGATAATCCAAAGCTTACAAATAGCCATTGGCTCTATTTTGCCAGAGACTATTTCACATCCGCCACCACCGATAAAATAAACGCAATTAGCACAAGCCATTCCTTTATCTTTGAAAGGGTTAGCTGATGCTGGCGCATAGTGTGCACCATTAGCTTTTGCGGTTTGGTTAAATTTACCATGCATCTCTACGACTTCTTCATAGAGTTCATACATCATTTTTTGACGATTATTTAACTTTGATTCTGGGCCTTCTTCTTCATCGTCGTCTTCTTCTTTGTCTTCAGGCATTTCTTCATCGTCTTCGGGCATTTCTTCATCATCATCTGATTTATTGTAAGCAGCTTCGTTAATTGTTTTTAATTTATAGACTTGGTAGTCTAAATTTGAAAGCCAAACATTTTTCATTCTCTATCACCTTGAGTAACTAATCCATCTGGAATTGCTGCAAGGCGGCAAAGACCACCAAGTTCAATTTCTTGAGCTACAATTTTACATGTTGTTTCTGATTCACGTAAATAGCAATTTTTGCACATAACACCCATTTCAGCATTGTCGTTTTCAGCAGCTGGAGTGTATCCAACCCAAATGCCCTTACCGTCATTATTGGCAAGTTTGCCATATTTTGCAGCAATGGACAACAAAGCGTTGGCAAACTCAAGTTCCGGTAGCGGCATGCTTGCCATCTCTTTTTGTTCAAGATCTTCTAAAAATTCTGCTAGCCAATAAATAGACATATTTACTCCATTTTAGTTAAAATTATATAATAATAGTACTACAGTTTTTGTTTTTGCGCAAAATTAACCATCAGACATTAAGCTTCTTCTCAAATTTGAAGCTTCATCTGGGCCCATTGGGCCATCTGGCTGATTTCCAATTTTATCTCTACCTTTACCTATAGCAAAACCAGCTACAGAAAGCAATGCTGCGGTTCCTGCAAGTCTAAGATTTTTTCCATTTTTTGCTGCTGATATAACACTTCCCGCTAAACCCTCACTAGCATCAAGTATTTCCATAGTAGTTCTTCCTGGAGCTTTGCCTGTAACACTAGTTATTCCTTCAACAAGTTTTTTCTTGAAAGCAGTATCAACTGGCGCTTTGCCTGCAGCACTTCTAAATCTAGCATTATCTGTTTCTATGATATTTTCTAATAATTGTTCTTGAGCTTTTTCTTTTTCTTTTTCAACTCTTTCTTCTACTTTTTTAGTTGGATCCATCTTTTCTTTAGCTTTTTCTGCTAAAGCTTCTGAAGCTTCTTTTGGTGAAGTGGCAACGCTTAGAGCGTCGTCTAAAACGCCACTCATATCAATTTTTTTATCATCTATGTCTGATCCACCTTTTGCCGCATCTTTTGTTTCAATAACTTTTCCGGCTTTTAATGGTATTCTTTTTCTTTCTTTAGCGATTGGTTCTTCAGCTTTTTTTACAGGTGTTCCAACTTTAAGAACTGGTCTACCATCTTTTGTTGTTTCAATAATAGCTTTTGGTGCAGGTTGAGTTACATCTGCTTTTTCAACTGGACCGGTTACAGTTATATCTGCTTTTTTAACCGGAGTAGCTACAGCTGCAGTAACAGCTTTTGCTTCTTCAGATGTTTTTGCAATTTTTGTTGTTATTGGGTCAGGAGCTCTAGATGGCCTAGTGTTGCCATAAACTATTTCTTCGTCCATTTCTTTAGAGTACGGGCTAGGGGGTATCGCTCCAGACACTCTTCTTTCAAATACGTCTTCTATTGTTGCATAAGGTGACTTATATCCAGGCGAACCATGCAAAATCTCTTGAAATGCTGGCTCTGCTGCCAAAACATTATTAATCCTTTGTGCTTCTCTTTCGGAAACTTTTCCAGAAACAGAATATTTGGATTCTGTTGGACCAGATGATGATTCGCGAAAATTTGGAGTCCCATCTGGATTTATATCAGCATAATCTGTGGTAAATCTACCAGAAACAAAACCAGATAGTGGTGCATTTTTTGCCCCAGTTGATCCAAGCCCAGCCCTATAAGTACGATCTCCTTGGGACTGCAGCATTCCGCCTACTCTTTCATTGAGAGCGGTTATAACTTGATCTCTTCTTTCTAAAGTTTGTGGATAGGCTGTAAGATGTCTGCCTTGACCATACCCTCCAGAAAGTTTGTACTGCATTCCAAGATCTTCCATGACGCCCATAGTTTCAAGCACTGGCAACGGATGCATGTATTTTTTTTGTCCACCAATTGTACCAATGAGCCCTGCCCCATCAAGTTTTTTAGATTGATCTCCAATAAACCCATTTTTAAACTCATCATAAGACATACCAACTTTGCCAAGTAAGGTGTCCATTTGTTTCGCAGTTTTTGCATCAGTTATTTCACCAGTTGCAGATCTACCCATGGCATAAAAGAAATCATCTAAAGCAATTTGCTTTTCAAAGTCAGCGTGGATTTTCCAACCATGGTTAATATCTATACCACTAGCACCGACCATACTAAAACGACTATCAACTTTTCCAGAAGGATTCTGAAATTGTTGGCCAGCAAGACCTATCTGTATTGCACGATGCGGAGTTTTTGCCATTAAAATATCCTTTTAAAAATTATGCTGTTGTCACACATCTTCTTGAGCAATATAGTTGATTTTGGTCTTCATATACTATACCACGACCTGTTTTTTTAGAACACTTAGGGCAAATATGAAAAACGCCCTTTAAAGCAGCCATATAATATGTGGCTTTACCTGGTAAGGTTGGCTGTACTGTTTTATTACCTGAATTTACTTTTGCTGGTTTTTTGCCGGCCATGACTACCCCTTTGATATTTTGGTTATATCAAAATAGTAATCAAATGCTATAAAAATGGAGCGGGTAGGGAGAATCGAACTCCCACGAGCAGGTCGGAAGCATGCCAGTCTACCATTAACTTATACCCGCAATTATTCAGAAAACCAGTTTGAATTTAAATAATTAGCCAAATTTGATTGGTTCGTTAAACCGATTTTCAATAATATCTTTAATAGTATTTAAAGTGTTTACAGAAGCTACACTTTTAGGACTATTAAAAAGTATGTGCATTTGCCATAGCGCATCTGTTATATTTTTTGCAGCAATTACTTGAGCATTTTCTGGGTAGCCGTCTTTTTTTACAGATTCAAGTATCTGCTTGTAGATCTCAGTATATGTCATATTATTATTCCTATTCAAGTTCTAAATCTATCTTTTTAAATGCATTCATTTTATTCCAATCAACAGCAGTAGCTTTTTCAAGCTTTCCATCTGTAAATTTAAGATCATATTCTAGCCAGTACCTAGCATCCTCGGATGGAATCTTAATATAAGTATAGCATCTAACATGTTGATGAACATAGCACTCGTTGTATTGGTCGCCAACTTTGTTGTACATAAAACCATCTCTATCAAGATAGTAAACATCTAGCATGCATTCAAAGTCTTTAGTCTGAAAGTTGTCAGCAGCTATTGCATTTTTAATAAATACAATATGCTCAGGACTTGCATTTGCCGGCATGGGCAAATCATGGTTAATATCTACATAGTCAAACATTCCCATTGGGATAGTATATCATATAGATAGGCGCTGTTACTATAAAGGAATGAATATGACGCAAAAAACAAACGAAGAAATAATAGGTCGTTTAGATATAAACGATATTGATGCTATTTTGAGTGTACCAAAAACTGATCCAAATGAGATGAGTCATTCAGCAAAAAGCAACGCCGATAGCGTATTTACCTGGGACTACTCATTGGCTCGTCCGCAATTACGTAAATTGTACGAAAAAGCAAAAGTTGGCCAATGGAATGGTGAATTAGATCTTCCATGGGAAACTGAAGTTGATTTAGAAAAAGTAATAAAAGAAGACCAAGCTGCTGTTGGAGAAGGTATCGATAGATCAGTTTACATAAATACACCACTTGCTAAGTGGGGCGACAAAGAGTGGCTTGAACTTGGTATTGAAGGTCGCCGTTGGATGCTGTCGCAGTTTTTGCATGGTGAACAAGGTGCGCTTATCTGCACAGCAAAGATTGTGGAGACGGTTCCTTGGTATGACGCAAAGTTGTACGCGTCAACTCAAGTGATGGACGAAGCTCGTCACGTAGAAGTGTTCGCAAAGTACTTGAATGAAAAACTTGGCGGCATGTATCCAGTGAATGCACATCTCCAATTATTGCTTGACGACATTATCACCGATAACCGTTGGGACATGACGTACCTCGGAATGCAGATCATGGTTGAAGGTCTTGCACTTGCTGCATTTGGTTACATGCACGAACTCACTGGCGAACCGTTGTTGAAGAAATTGCTTCGCTATGTCATGAGCGACGAAGCACGTCACGTTGCTTTCGGTGTGCTCAGCCTAAAAGAGGTCTACGACGGAATGACCGATTTTGAGATTAAAGATCGTCAGGAGTTTGCCTTTGAAGCAAGCATTCGTATGCGCGACCGTTTCTTGCAACAAGAAGTCTGGGAAAATATGGGCATTAACCCCAGAGAGGTAATACCATTATTTATTAATGACCCAACAAGAATATTCTTTCAGCAGATGCTCTTTGCCAAGATTGTTCCGAACTGCAAGAAGCTCGGACTACTTGACCGCAACGACAAGTGGTTGCGCCATCGCTTTGAAGAAATGGGCGTTATTCAGTTTGAGAACCACGAAGACACTGGTGAAGAATTCACCAAGTTTGCATTATAAAATAAGCTATTAGACTTCTTTAGAAGTTGACATATCAATTTGGCTAATACCATTGACTTTAACATTTGACAAATTATTTCTAGTAGCAACCAATAAATTAGTATTATAGACAATAATAACAGGTGTTTCATCCAACATTACTTCTTGTATTTTTTTGCTAGCAGCCTTCTTCTTTTCAAAAGTTAGAGCAGACATGTATTCATCTATAGCTGCATCAAGCTTAGGGCTATTGATGTGTGATGCATTCCAGTCTCCAGTTGATCTAAACTCACGCATTAGATTCTGGTCTGGTACTCCGCGACCAACCCAATCTGATATTCCAAGATTAGAAGCTAACCATGAATTATTATCATATTCATATACTTTGCCTTTAATTGACACTCCTGGCTCATATGTATAGAAAAATAGTCCGCCACCATCAGAACCATCAATTTTTAAGTTAACCTTAATTCCAATTTCAGCAAAACAATTCTTAATATAAAGAGCTAATGACTTGATGTCATCTCTGCCCCAAGTGGAAAGATCTACTTCAAAACCATTTGGAACTCCAGCTTCTTTCATTAAACGTTTTGCCTTAACAAGGTCTTTTTGGCGTTGTGGCACTGACTTGTCAGCTGTTGGATATGAATCCATAACACTATCATTTGCTATAGTTCCACCCACTCCTTTAAGGATTCCTTTAATATAAGCTTCTCTATCAAGAGTTAATGCTGCTGCTTGACGAATTCTTTTATCTTTGAATGGACCCCAATCACAACGCATGTGTATGTGCAAAGATGTTGCAGATGGAATCTGTTGAATCTTAAACTTCTTTTTTGGAAGCGCAATTGCAACTGAAGGTGTAATATTTATTACAGCATCAACTGCACCAGTTAGTAACTGAGGAGTAGCTGAATTAACAGACGCAAATTGAATATGTTCAACTGTTTCAAAACTTGATGTATTTTTAGCCCAATAATTTTTATTTTTTCTAAATACTGTTCTTTCGTTTTGAGTGTGGCTAACCATAATCCATGGACCAGCTGAAATCATTTTTTCAGCCCATGCAATTCCACCATCTGCTCCATTTTTCATTATACATGCACCATAACTTGTTGAAGCTACAGAGTATGGAAAGTTGGCATTTGCAGCTAATAAGTCAAATCTTACAGTGTATTTGTCAATTTTTACTAAACCATTTTCATCAAATAAGTTTTTGAAGTTTCCTTTTTGAGCAGAAATATTTTTTGGATCAATATGTGATTTAAATGTATAGATAACATCATCTGCTGTTACTTCTGCACCATCATGGAATTTAACACCTTTACGAAGTTTAAAAATCCAAGACTTTCCACCATTAATTGCTTTCCACGATTCAGCAATTCTTGGTTCTAACGAACCATCTACCTTCTGCCAAATAAGCCATTCCCCAACCATCCCAAGTATTCCTGCACCGCCAGCGTCTTGCACCATCCAAGGTGTTGCTGGTCTAGTCTGCTGCATCGTAGCAATTCTAAATTTTTTATTTGTACCTGCTGCATTTGCAACTTCTCCAGAAGCTAAGGCAGCTAATACTCCAGCACTGGAAATAGCGGTAGTTGCTAAAAATTCTCGTCTAGTAAAATGATTCATATAAACCCTTTTGTAATAAAGTAAACCCTTTTGTAATAACGCAATGGGTGAGGTTTTATTCCCACCCATTGAGAGCATCTGACTTCGTAGGAAAAGTATAGCACAGTAAAAGCTATTTGTGTGCAAATCTACAAAAAAAAGTACTATAGTTATATCTATTAAAGGAAAAATATGGGTTATTTTAGCATTGGATCAAAAGCAGCAATGGGCGTTGCAGCAGGAGCTGGCATAGGCTATGCCGGCTATAAGGCAACTGGTGCTGGTTACACAAATGCTGGCATGGGTACGATGGGTGTGGGAACAGCACTAGGTGTTGGTTCTTTGGCTCTAGGTAAACGTGGAATTTCAAAGCATGCAACCGCAAGAGCTTTTGAACGTGTCGCAAGAGAAACAGCAAGAGCTTCAGGAAAACTTTCTGGGCAGGCATCAAGAAGATTTGCAGGAGCAAAAATGGCTGGTGTGGTAGGGGTCGGTGCTGCAGGATACCGGTGCTTATAATCAGCAACAGGGCGATATTATGGGAGCAGCTGGAGGCTATGCTTTGGCTGGAGCTTCTTTATTTGGAGCTGGCAGTCTAGCTGTTAAGGGTCTTGGTAAACGCAATTTAGCACGAGCTGCTACATCAGGAATAGGTTTTGCCGGACAGGCTTTAGAAGGAACTGGGAGAATGTCTAGAAGGGCAGCTTCTACTGGCAGAGCTATTTCTAGAGGCACACCGAGAAGTTCTGGCAGATCTCTTACAGCGTTGCCGATAGCATCACCAACAAGCACAGGGGCGCTTGTTAACCCAGCTGCTGGGGGTGGGGTTACTTCACAAGGAATGGCAGCTTATGAGGCAGCACAAAGAAGGCCTTCATTAAATCCATTTAGTGGTTTTTTTGGTTAAAAACTAGTTTTAGGTTCTAGAATAAAAAACTACTGATAACCATTTTCTACTTTTTTTTGTAAGAGATTTAAATTTTCTTCTTTTGTAAAAAGCTCTTTACGTATTTCATTTCTAAAATTATTTGTCCATTCGTAACGTTGTGTATAGTGATTATTTGAATTTGTACTAACGTAAGTGCGATCACCATGCGAATAAAAAGCTAAATATATCCAACGAAATCCAGAAGTTATTTCACGGACCTCATGAGCACCGATAAAGTTTGAAGGATAAAATAAAGCTGAACCAGCTTTTGGGTGCACTTCTATATCCCAGTTATTGAAATAAATACCACCACCAGTGAATTCATCGTTTAATAATAATGATGCGGTTAAAGTGTTTCCTATTGCTACCGTAGATGTAGCTTCTATGCTGTTTGGCTTGTACCCCAACGATGTATCAGAGTGAGGTCCCATAATTCCTTTTGGAAGGTATTTTACAAAATGCATGCCGCTATAATCAGTGATACACTCTGCAGCCACAGGAAATAATTTACAATACTCAATTGCAGCTCGGTGCATTGCCTGATTTATTTTTTGAACAAAAGACAAAGACTGAATATCTTTAATATATCTTATTGGCATTGTTGGGAGGTCCTCTTCAGGAATGAAGTGACCACCTTCCATAAAAGTTTTTTGTTCTACTTTATTATAACCTTGAGCTTCTATAGTCTCTTCAATTAAAGATAAATTAATCTCTTCAAGTTCTTCTTTTGACAACAAATCTTCAAAAGCAACAATGCCGTTTCCTAAATGGTTAACCTTCATAATAAAATCCTAGCTGTAGGCAGACCAATCTGGAATTGGTTTAAGATTCGGCTGCTTTGGAATAAAATTAGCACTTACCACAACTCTATCTTCATTTACTAAATGTCTTTCAGTAAAATGCTTTATAAAAGAATTGAATATTAGTAGAGTTCCATTTTTAGGTTCTACAGATATAAGATTCTCTATAGTGTTACAATATGGTGCTTCAAAAAATAGTTTAGCACTTCCTGGTGGAGTTTTCACATAATAAGCTATAGAAAAATAATCATTTGGATACATATGAGTATTTGATTTGTGTGAATGAACTGAAACTGATTCTCCATTTTTTAAAATTAAAGACCATATTGATTCTAATATCATCTCTTTTTGCAAAACACTGCATACCGCTGCGGTAATTTTATCTTTAAGTTTATTGCATTCTTTAGATTCTTTAGGAAATGTTCCATCTTCATAAGAAGCAAAGTATGTTGCGTCATTTTCTGTGGATAAAAATCCGCTTTTAGGTTCTAATTTTTTTTGAAATTTTACTATATCCTGATAAATTTGATCATTGTCAATGTCGTCAATAATAAAAGAATACACTGATAAATTAATTAAATTGATTTGATCAAAATTTATATCATTCATAATAGCTCTCTTAAAATACTGGAGCCCGCTCTCGGGATTGAACCGAGGACCACCGCATTACAAGTGCGGAGCTCTACCACTGAGCTAAACGGGCAAGTGTGTTAGTGATAAAAAATTGTATCACATACTTGAGCAACAATACATTAATTACTTTTGCAAATCTCATTGTCACGTAAAAGAACTTTACCTTGCAAATAATCTATACAAAAGTCAGCTTCTTTAAGATCGTCTTTTAATTGTTGAATTTGATATTCTAAATCTTTAATCTCACGAAATGTTTTCATATCCATTTTAGAAATTATAGTTTTATCCATGTTAGAAGGAAAATTATAATAGTCCATACCACAAACAGAAGTATTTTCATAAGAACACTGGGATTTTCCAGGTCTTACAATATGGACGTCACATTCAAAATACCCACAAGGTATAACTTCTTCATCCATTTGAAATCCACTTAGATTTTACATATTGATGAGTTTGTTCAGAAATAGAATCTTTATGAAAAGGATCATGAAGTGACCCCCTTAAAAGTTCAGCTAGTTGAGGCTTTGCAGAACTTAAAACCAAAAAATAAGTTTGACCGTATCTGTTTGTTTTAATTGATTGGTGATACTTATCAACTAAAGCAAGAAAGTCTTCGTATGAAATATCTGGAGATATTTTCACAAAATCTCTTTACGCATAAATAGCTATTTTTTCTTCTTTCCGAATATTTAAAACCATTTCAACATACTTAGAAGTATGAGAAGATGGATTATTGCAAACTGGAGGTTCACTCAAACGAACATATGTAGTTAGTTGAGAAGAACACTTAGGGCATACCCATTGAAGTTTATTTTTAGGATTTAATTTTTCGTTGGGAGTATTATCAATAATATCGTCAATGGATTCAATTTCTTCTGAATCATCAACTTCATCAATATAATCTTTAGTGCTCATAACTTGAACGGCATTCTTCTTTATGCAGCCAGGACAGAAGCGTGGCTTTCTACCACGTGAACGATTCCGTGACCAAGTGTTTTTGCACAACTGACATTGTATTTTTTCTCTAGCCATTACACTCTCCAAAATATGATACTAATTATATGTAAGAGCATAGCATAAAAAATAACTATTTCTGCTCTTGTACAAAAGTATGAAATGGGGCTCCTGTATAAGAATCAAATCTAGCGGCAATGCTCATAGCTTTAAGGGCAATCTTCTTAGCTACTTGGACTGTTATTGGAGCTTTAGGAAGCAAAGCAGTAAGAGCACCGAGGGCATAAGAAGACCCACTACCAAGGGCATAGACACCAGAAGTATCTGAAAGCCAAGAGTAATCACCGTCAACTATATAAATTTGGCCAGATATAGAAGCTATAACAATTGATTCATGTTCTGCCATATGACGTTTTTCATCTTTATCAGGCGTGGCATAGCCATGTGCTTCAAAGCATTCTCTTAATGCCGGAATAAACTTAACAGTAAAGAACTGATCTAACTTCTTTCCTTTTATTCCAGCAGGAGCTGGAGGAGGAACAAAAGCATGGTGCAGTAAGTTTATAGCTCTAAGATCTCCAGCAGCACCGAGAAGGTATTTTCCGTTAGAAGCAACCTTAGAAGTGCCTTCTCTCAAAGTGCTGACCTGAGAAGCATAGCCATCACCATCCATGTCTGATATACGAGAATCAGAACAAATAAGGGCAAAACCGTCCCCTTGAATAGCAACTATCGTAGTCATAAATACATTATAACACAAATTTAGTTATTTGAGTCAACAGTAAAATATGTTGATCCAAATACTTTAAAAGCAATTTCTTTAATGTCTTTAGATTTGGCTGGAAGCCATACAGAATCATAATAAGCCTGTTTTTGCTTATAAGCAGCAAGCTTTTTATTTTTCTTTTTCTTCCTAGACATTATACCTCAATTAAATTAACTTTAACGTAATTGACTCTTTCAGCAGTATAAACATTTCTTATATTAGAATTAAAATATCCACCGTAAGACTTTGCTTTACAAAAGCCGCTATATATTTCAAATGGAACATCATAGTATGCCCAAATAGAGCCAGTAGTAAACGTAAGCATTAATATATTGCCGTCTTCAAACCAAGACATTTTAATAATAAAAGAACTGTCCAATGGCGAATGGGTCTCAACCCGCATATCAGAATTCTGCAACATATTTAAATTCCTCGTGATACTCATCAAAAATTTGTGGTTCTTTCTTTTCAAATATCATTAATAAGAACTTGATAAGAATAAGCAATAAGTGTAGCACAATAACAGAACGTGCCATGGCATCCTTCCTAATAGTTGGTAAGGATATGTATTAAGCGCGTCGGGCAGGAATCGAACCTGCAACCTACAGATTAGAAGTCTGTTGCTCTATCCGATTGAGCTACCGACGCATATACTAGACAATTATACATCAGGATATAATTGAATATTTTTAGTTTTAGTATCTATAAAGAGTTTTATTTGGATAATAGAATCGTTATCTTTAACAAGATAAACAAAGCCATTAACCCAATAAACTCCTTCAACTATGTATCCAGGAATATCTTTATATGAATCAACTAAATACGGTAGCCCATTAGAAAGCATTTTATACCTAAACACACCAAGTGGAATTGAGGTCCAAAAAGTTTCAATAAGCTCATTTTTTTGAGGAAAATAAACAGTGCCATGAAATGCCATAAAATTATTAGCTAGTGCCTTTGTGGCATCTAGCCCAATTTTATCAGAATCATAAATATACCAATCACCGAATTGATTTTCCAATAAAAAACCATATGAATCTTCTTCATACCAAGTGGCTTCTAAATCAGAAATATTTTCAACGGTAAGAATGGTTTTGTTCACTATATTTATTCCGATACAAATAAGCTAAATAGGCCTTCAATGATGGCTACAATTATAGCACCAAAAGCAGTTAGTATTGCTGCTGCTACAAAAGGATCCATAACCTACCTTATGTGTTTGTTATTTGTTTGTTAGATAAAAACATTTTGACATATAGTGTTTTGTTTTCAATATTAGCTAAAAACTTTAAAACAGACATACGCCATTTATGATGTTTAACCTTCAAGTCAATTATTTGATTTTCTCTAAGATATTCATCAGTTGCTTCGTTAGAAGCTGAAAGTTGATAAATATCCATTTTATTCTTTGCATTTTGACACGATAGTTGAAGCTCAACTTCTCGTCTCAAAGTCTGCAAAGTATAAAGCCAAAGATCAGGAGATTGATGCAAATATTCAAAGATATCTTGACTAGAAGAATCCTTTACATCATCAATAACCAGTTCTCTAAATCTTAATAATTGTTCTTGATCTAATATCTCTGTCATAATAATTAACTACCTTTACTGTAGCAAAATTGGTACGCTTGGAGCATATCTGCTTGAAAAACTTCTTCAGCAGAAGCTCCGGCTTTTAGAATATACAATAAAGAATATACTGGAAATATTGGCCAAGATCCCAGCCAAGTAATCTTTCCTTTATAAGTTTTAATTGCGGCGTCTGGCCCAAAAAATGTTTTAAGGACGTTATTGCCGACAGGTATAATAAGCTTAGGATTCATTATTTGAATTTCTTGATGCAAGTAAGGACTGCAGGTATCAATAATAGTCTGATCAAAAGAATTTGAATTAACAGGGCATCTAACTAGATATGTTAAACATACTTTTTCAGAACTAAAACCAGCAGACTTTAATGCAGAAATAAATAATGCAGAAGCTTGTTGATTTAATGAAGGACTATCCATAATAAACACAACATCAGGATTTGTCACATTCCACTTAGGAAGTTGTGGATCTACAGATATCTGTTTTTGACACTTTTTGCAATTGTGAGTTATGGTGTGTAAATCTGTGATTTTAAAATTGTTTTGCGTAGATAATGCTGGAATTCTAGAATCTTTTATTATAGAGATAAGATCAGTTTGGCCAATTCTATCTTCAAAAGCTGTAAATATAGATTCAATTACTTGAGACTCCATATATCCCAACTGACCGAATTTACGATCAATTGGGATAACGGAATCATCTAGCGCATTTGATATGATCTCATCAAGTTGAGTAGGATCAAAATCAGAATTCATCTGGAACTGAATTTGATGATGTAGCTGCCTTTGGAGCAGAAGCATCTGAAGATGAGTTAGAATTCTTCTGATAAGCAGAACCAGCGTAAGTAATCGCTTCAGCAACGATAACTACCTTAGAACGATTCTGGTTATCTTGCTGCCAACGCTCTTGAACAAGTCTGCCAAGGATTTGAATCTGTGCGCCTTTCTTCATCTTAGCTTCATTAATCTGCTTAGATATAAATGCAGCGTTCTTGGTTGCAAAATCATTGCCATCTTTGAGATAATAAACAACATCAAAGTAACCAGAGCTCATACCAGAACCTTTTTCGCTTCCAGCGTAATCAACAGCTATACGCAATTTAGCGATGTTGCCATTAGCAACAAGTTCTGGATCTGCAATTACACCTGCAGTAAGTGATACTGTGTTCTTTGGGTCTATCATTTTTATTGCTCCTCATTTTTCTCTTTAGGTAGTGTATCTTTAAATGTATTTGATATTTGGTCTATAAAAGCAGTTGCTTGTATAACTGCTTCAATAGGGCCATAGTGTAACATAAGGTTGTTTAGCAAAGAAACAAACAGATTATATATGCCAGACTTTAGATCTACTATGACATCAGTAGGAACATAATCGCTTACTTCTTCAACAAGCGGTATGTCTTCGTTATTTTCGTTTTGTGACATTTGCACCAACTCTGTTAGACATCGCTTCGTCAATAATTTCAGCTAAAAGCTTTGTATCTTTATAGCCTTTATCATACAAAACAGATATAATAGGCTTAGGATCTATCATATTGTATGTGATGAGTTGAAGATTTAAAACATCATTTATTGTATAAATACGATAGTTATTTAAATCTCTTTTAGGGCTAGGATATCTTTTAGAGTTTTCACGGTTAGCAACAGTAAGTGTTGAAACATTAAGGATTTTGGCTACCTCTGATCTATTGAAAGCAGGGATAGCTGATTTACTTTTAGGCATTTATCCACCTTTTTTAAAGTTTATATAAGTATAATATCATATAAACCTATTAAAGTCAATCAAACTGAAGAAGTAATCTCTAATATTTTAGCGTCAAGGTGTTTAACAAAAGCGTCAGTTTGATAAGATTTTTTAGTAAAAAAAGAATAATTATTTGTTGGTTTTAACCTATAAGAATGAAGTCTACGATCAGCAATATCATAAGCGTGTTTTAAAGTAGAATTAAAATTATTCAACTTAGGAGCCATAAATGAATGGAATTGAGTAGACTGAAGTATTGACTGGATATCGTGCTCTCTAGACTCGGCTTGTTCTTCATCTTCTACTTCATCTTCAGGAATTAAATCAATATTATTATCTTCAATATATTGGTTAAAATCTTGAGAAAAATGATTACTCAAATAAAGCTCTATTGATTGATAATAGAAATCAGAATATATACAAAATGCAATCCAGTCAAGATCAAGAACATTTTCTAATGGTACATTTTGCCAAAGTGTAAACATAGCATCAACGCTATGAACTTGAGCATTTGTGTGTGGAGCAGAGCCGTGAAAATATGGAACTAAAGATTCATAAGTTTTACGATCAACAAAAGGCTGCATTGATTCATAAAATCTTGAATGTAAGTACTGTGAAATTGGCTCTGTTATATCCCAATTAAAACCAGTGTTCCAAACCCAATCAAAAGCAGAAGAAATAATTCCTGATATAGTTTTTGGATATTTTTCAACATCTTCTAAAGATTCAAAGAATGGACGACATAAAAGACCACTGCCATAAAAGTTTAAAAGCGGTGGAGAATATAGTTTTTGATCCATCGAATAAAGAGATGTTTTAGAAAAATACATTTGAACATCAACTAATCTCATATCATTTGAAAATGTAGCTACATACACTTGCCAAGGAACAGGAATATAATATTTCCTGTAAGATGTGCCGCTAGCATTATCTCTATAAGCATGCTGATAAGAAACATGACGATAAGCTGGCGGCATTTCAAATATGATCATGTTGCTTTCAATATGACGAACACCAGGAAAAATTATTGAATTAGAAATTTGTTCGTCTTTATCTTCACCAACATTAATATCAAAAGGAATTTTAAATAACTTTTTCCAATGGTCTTGAATGTTATGAAAATTCTTATCTGCGTAATAAGCAGAATTATTTGTAGCCATACTTAAATAATAATTTGAATCAATAATATAATCTTCATAAGTAGAAAAACTGCTTTGAACAGCACTTGGTTCAATATGGCTTGTGTAATGTTCAAAATAAGCTTTTTTTTCTCCTAAATTAATAAGAGGATTAATAAGAGGATTTCTAGATTTTACTTTCTTTCCTAATCCTTCTGCAAGTTTGGGAGACAAATCAGATATATAATTCTTAGACAAAATAGTTTGAATTATTTTAGACATAAACACCTTCTAAAGGTTGAGCTATAAAATTCATATAATCACTATAGTTAATGGTTATGTGAATAGAACCATAAGAGAAAAAATTAGTAAAACGAGAATAAAAATGATAAAAATCATCAGAGCTATTGAAGATAACGTGCTCTAATGTTGGGGTGTTTGACAATTCATTTAGAGCCTCATTTATCTTATCAAAAATAAAAGAATAAATGTATGCGTAAGTATCTTCTGAGATTATAATTGACTTGTTTGTATCTTCAGGAAAATCTTTAAAAGCAACGATAACAGGTACGTCAATTTTCTTACTTCGATGGGATGGTTGGATAGCGTGCTTAAAAGCGCTCATATAGTTAGAATAATGACCAATGAAATCTCGTTCACTAAAATCAAAATTGTTGTCTTGAAAATTAAAAGTACAATTTTTTTGCATACGAAGTGTTATGATTTCAGAAAGAGCAACATACCTAACATGATGAGTTTGAAAAACTGTAGTCTTAAAATAAGAAACAAGACTCATTGTTTCTTCATAGGTCATTGTACTGAGTAAGAAAAGTACATATATCCATGGGGTAGAAGCCGAACGAGCATTCCATGAAGAAAAATCTTCAATTCCTTTAGGATATTTTTTTAAAGATAAAACTCTTTCAATAAATTTGTTTTGATTAAAATAATTATAAAAAAGAGAATAATAGTTTGGAGATATATCAGGATTCCACTGGGTAAAATAATCATTAAATAAATAATTATATACGTTTGAAATATTATATTTTATATCGCCTTGATCAATACGTTGTTTAAATGTAAACAAAGAATTACCAAAACAAACTCTAGCGTCACCAAACAAATTTGGAGTATAACCTTTAATAACACGGTCATCGAATGACTCTAAAGGCTTATCATTAAAGAAAAGCATTGCGTTAAGTTCTTCAGGAGAATCTCCTAAAGAAACAACAAAAACAGTCCAAGGTATCCAAATTTTTTTATTTGGTATATGATTTGCTAATCGAGCGTTTACTTTTTTATTAGGATAAAAATCTATATCAGTTTGAAAAGGTGGTCGTTCTATAATATAAATTTTATTTTTAATATCAGCATACCTAACAGCCATCGGAAGCAGATCAACATTATTTGAGTTTAAAGAACTTGAATACTCAAAAGAAGAATAGGATTTATAAAGAAAAGTTTTGTCAGCAGGATATAGCTGAAAATTGTAAGTGTAAGTGTTATCATTTATTGAATTACTAGATAAAGTTTTAGTAAAACAATTTAAATTGAACATAAAAGGATCAACCATAAGCGTGTGCATTGACTTACTAATATGGCTTATATTTTCCATAAAAATACCTATTCAGTAGAAACTAAAGATAGAAGAAATGAATTCTCTTTTTGATTTTGTGGAACTGAAAAATCTTTTTCAATTACATTAAAAGCATAATCAGGAATAGAGGAAGAAACAGAATCATACGACTCAGACAAATGCTGTTTAAAAATTTCAATAGCCTTGTCGTCAATTAAATCATTTTCATAAGAAATTGTATAAATTTGAGTTATATTCTTGCGAGTTTTATTGTATATAAAATATGTATAACCGTGTTGATTCCTAAGTTTAATTAAATCATAAACAATTTCAGAACCTACTGCATCAAATAAAGATGTAGTAGATATTTTATATACATCAGCACGATAATAACTGCATGAAACTTGTACATTAGCATCTGGGCATGTCCATATCCTATTCATAGAAACTTGAGCAAGCCTGTCAGAAGAACTGCAACTGTTTTTAATTGGGAGATTAGCAAAAGCATAATCTGAAGAAGCATACTCTATAGGATTCTTAGAACTTGTAAAGTGAGAGCAGTAAGGCATTGCGCCTTGTTTGGTATTTATATACTCCACTACAGGTAGATAATCTTGAATATAATTATCAATATCAAATATATTTATAGGTTTCATGTTACCGCCAAGTAAGCTGAGTATTTATATAGTTTTGTTTTTGAAGAGTTAAAACTTTATCATTCAGTTCTTCAATAACTGCTTGCTGAGCAGCCATATAAGAAAAATAATATTGAATTTCTTCTTGCGTAAGAACAGCGTGATTTAAAGCAGAAGTTATAGAAGCTGGTTTGCGCGTTAAAGATAACTCATTAACAGCATATCTATAAACATCACTATTGTGAGAAACAATAAACTGCTTATAATAATCTTCGGTTAAAGAAACAGGATGTTTAAACAAAGTAGCATAGCCTCTGCCAGCACCAACTCCCATAATCAAACCTTGATCGTTCATTGCAGAATAAATAGCATTTGCAAGAACTGGTGAAACTTTAAAAAACTCTCTAAAGAAAGAAGTTCTTGAAGCAGGATAAATCTTATAATCTAATGGAAGATTCAAGTCAGAAATAAACTGAGAACCTTCATTAACTTGCTCATCAGTCAAAGAATGAATAGTAGTTTGATCCCAGTTTTCAATATTACTTAACTGCTTGTTCTTTAACCAGTAGGCAGTAACTGAATTTAATTTAAATAACCGTTGATCAGGGTTTGGTATAAGATTTAAATAGTATTGAGAAAATACATTATAATCCGTTAAAGCAGCCCGCATGGTAATAAAATCGTTAAGCATATTATAACTCCAATTCAAAAGCTTCAAAAAGTATTGTCTCATCTTTGATGAAATCATACAAAGTTGAGGCAGTAACGTGTAAGGATAATAAATCAGAATACACCTGTCTTGCCAAAGGGTATATTTGGGAAAGATAGTATGTATTATTAATTAATGGAAGATAATCTGGTTGAACTAATAATAAAGAAGAATTATTTTTAGTTGGAGTCAGATAACTTTTGATCAGCCAAGTTTGTAATGGCTGAGGCAAGGTCTTCGTTTTCTGGGCCCAGGATTCCAGGTGCGCCTTCTTTCATAGCTTGAAACATTTTTCTACGATTCTCAGAAACGTTTGCAGTAAACGCTTTTTGAGCTTCAGGAGAAGCAAAGTTTATTTGAGCAATTAAAGCTTCCATAAATACTGCTTGTTCGCCATAACCGACGATCATCTGAGCAAGTTGCTTTTCTAGCATTTCTATATGAGTTTCAGCGTCTTGCAAACGAGATTCAAATTTATTTGCTAAAGCTAGTATAAGTTCTTCAACGTGTTCACGAAGAAGACTTACTTCATCTTTAGGACCTAAAATAGAACTTATATCTTCGCTCATACATCATACCAATCTACATTGTTTGTAACATGTGATTGCAAGCAAAGATCAAGTAAATAAGAAATGCCAACCATTTCTTGACGAGAAACTTTGATAGAATCAACTGAAATAGGTGATTTCATATCTGGAATAAAAGCACCGCTATCAGACTTACGAGCTTTAAAATGACCAGACTTCCAAATAAAAGCAGTAGTGTCAAAAGCATCGTTAGAAGTCCAGTATTGAATCTTTAATATTCTACTAACTGGTTGATTATTAATAATAGCTCCACCATAAGAAACAAAGCCCTCAGGAGTTGTTGTTCCTGTGCGCTCATTCGCTGGGTAGTTGATAGAAGCAGTGCCATTAACTACAGATTTTAAATAGGCAGCAAAGTCAACTGCATCAACAAAACAAGAAGTGCTACTTTCCAACTTTCCATCTGCTGATGTCTTGCCGATATCAATATTAAACTTCATACCAACAAACCATGGACGAATTGAAAGAAAGCCGCTTTGCGTCTTAGAACGAAACCACTTCTTATAAAGTGGAGCATCATATTCTTTCTTTTCAGTCTGAGATGGATCCTGTGTTAAGTTCTCTAAAAACTCTTCGACAGAATTATCAAATGAAGACATAGTTGTCCTTTCTATATTTTAACTTCCCAAGAATCAGTGTTTTGTACACGATTACCAAGTATATCATCAATGTCATTGAGTTGTAAAGTAGAAGCCCAATCCCATTGGTCATAAGCTAATCGATACAAATTCTTAATCATTTCTTTATCTTTATTCCAAAGAATATTTCTCATAGTTGGAACACGAGAAACAATATCCTCTGTTGTAACTGGTCTACGGAAAGTAGACACAACATCAAATTTTACATGCTTGATCAAAGATTTGATTTCTGCACCAGTAAAATACTTTGTAGCTCGAGCAATAATCTCATAATTAAAATCACCTTCAGGAAGATAAATTTTAATAATAGAAATTCGTTCTTCAAAAGCTGGCAATCCAACAAAGAATATCTTGTCGAAACGCTCTGCACGAAGCATTTCTGGACGAAGATTATCAAGCTGATTTGCAGCACACATCAAGAAAACATTATCTGGAAGTTCTTGCAAACCAGTTAAGAATTCACCGTGAACACGATCTGTGGTGCCACCATCTACATGAGAAGAGCTAGCACCACCTGAAAGATCACGACCAAACTCGTCAATCCATACACAAAGTGGAGCCATTACTTTAATTTGCTGAAAGACTGCACGCATGTTTGCTTCTGATTGACCAACAAAAGAATTCATAACTTGGCTAACACCAGTTCTCGCAAGATCAAGATTTAAGGCGTTGGCAGTAGCCTCACAAATTGCAGACTTACCAGTACCTGGAACACCCACAGTAAGTATTCTTCTAATTGGTGTTATGCCATAACGTTCGGCTTCTTGTGGGTTTTGCCAGAAAAATACATTGCGTTCAATTACTTGCTTGATATTATCAAGACCACCAATAGAATCAAATGTAATTTTCGGTTTAATAATCTCTAGGATGCCGTTCTTTTTGACATTAGCCATTTTAGATTTGTAAACATACTCAGGATTAACTTTGCCAGTATTAAGAACTGACAAAAGACAATAGTTAATGAAAGAAAATTCATTTAAACCCAAACCTGCTTTCGCAATTTCTTTTGCTTTAGTAATGTCAACAATTTCTCCATTAGTTGAAGAATGCATATGTGTAACAATTTCAACGAGATCTTCAAATGAAGGATATGTATCTTCAATGCTAACAAACAAAAAGCTATACTCTTCTGGACATACATGTGGAGAAAGAATAATAACTTGATATGGCATTGCGAAAATATCATCACTCATAAAAGAAGAACGATATATAGAAGACAAATGGTTTATAAGTCCAGATATTTCAGAAGCTGTTTTCTTAGGGTCTTCTAAAGAGTTTATAATAAATGTGGAAGATGATTTATTTGGTTGATTTTCAACATAATCAATTGCGACAGCAATATTATCAGTTGTTGTTTCAATAGTGTCAGAAGTACTTGGATCTGTAAGTTTTACTAGAATTGGTTTCCATTTGCCGTCAGCATATAATGAAAAGGCACCGTTTGTGATTGTGTAATAGTTTCTAGACTTGAATTTTAATACAAGTTCAGAAACTCTTATAAAATCTTTGGTTTGGATCCAAAGAGCTGGAACTCCCAACTGCATTTGTTGGTACAACATGATATCTCCAATATAATTATAAAGTATAGCCTTTAGAAAAAATGTGGGGGAAAGTGCCCGATCAAAGCACTCTCCCCCACGATCTTAAAGGGCTAATCAGCCCTTTTCGCCTGAACGGCGGTGAAATTCAAGGTTGTCACCAGGCTGGATGACATAATTCTCATCAAGCTTGTCTTTACCCTTGTATGCAACTGCATCGTTTGAAATACCCCAGATTTTAGAAAACTGTTGACGAACTTCGCCAACTGTCTTTCCAGAAACTGGTGCTGGCTGGCTGTAAACGCCGAAACGGACGTTTGCTGGCTGACCAGCAGGTATGTTCTGCTGTGATGATTGTGCTTGGTTTTCCATAGGATTATCCTCCAAGTTTATGTGGTTATTAATTGTTGTTCAACCATACGGTTGTATGGCTGAGACATTCCTAAACCAAGATCAAAGTAGATCTCAGTTTCTTCAGGACTTTGGTCGGAAACAATGGTTTTTTGTATCCGACCAAGAATGAAGGCAGCTACTGCCATATTAGTGGCTAATACTTGAGTGCCACCTTCAAGTTCTGCTCTTTCCTGACAAGACAATTCACCAGGATTTCTATCTGGTGGGTTTAGATACTCGTCATGTGTTGTTGCAGGATGAGCAGTAACATCGTGTCCATTTCGTCTCTGGTAATGATACACAGAGCCGAAAAGATTGTCATCATTGCCGCCAGTGAAAACATCAACATTATCAATTTTACTTGCTGCATCAAACAATACTTTTCTAGCAGCAAAGTTATCAACAACAGCAATAACTATATCGTTTTCAGATATAAGATCTGAAGCTTTAATTTTATTACTATTGTCATCAGAAGCTTGTTCAAAGTTATCAGAAACAACCCATTTCGGCAATGGAAATATATTTGTCTCTGAAAATTGCTTAGAAAGTTCTAAAGCTTTAACTGAAGCTTTATTGCCAATTTGCGTAAAGTCTTGGCGTTCTAAGTTTTTGGCTTCATAATTATCACCGTCGACGATGATAAGTGCAGAACCAGGAAACTTCCACTCAAGCATTCTGACTAAGCCAGCACAAAGCCAAGTGCCTATGCCGCCTGCTCCTACAACTATAACTCTTTTTGGGTTGTTGCTCATAAATATCCTCTGTAAGTTGTTTCCGCATATGAATCAAAGTCTCTGTAACTTTGAAAAGAATCACACTCTTTGATGGTTGTTTTAAGTAAGTTACGATTAGTGGCGTAATCTATGACTGCATCAACATAGTCTCTGCAACCAGGGCCAGAATAAAACTTACATTCAAGACACTTTGATGTCCAATCATAGATATCTTTTCCATCGTGAGCATCTTCAAAGTCTACAGTGTCCTCATATAAAACTGGAAGTTCACAAGTGCAATTCCCATTTAGTATATTTGTTCCACAGCAAACTGTTAAATCTGGATCAAATGACTCAAGATCTGAATCATAAAAACTATCTTCAGAATAATCTAAAACAGTTTTATTATCAGATTCTTTAGATGTATATATAAATTCGGTATCTGTGTCATTTAAGAATTTAACAGTACCGACATTCATAACTATTTCTTCTTTGATACTTGGATCTTTTGACCAAAGATAAACAATTGTATCTTCAGAGATGTAACGACAATTCAAATACCATTTAATTTGAATCATTATCTCATCAATAGTGTCACCAGCAGAAACAAAAGGAATATCACAAACTTTGCAATAGCCAACTTGCATATCATATGCAGTAGTGATATGATCACAATTTGGGCATGGTAAACTTTCTACTGCTGGATCTATTTCCGCAACTAAGATGTAATTACCATTTGTTTTAATATCTGGTTTAGATTGCTTATGAGTACCAAGACCCGTAGTAGGAGTAGTTTGAGGGGCTGGACGATAAGGTGCTGGCGGAGTAGCTGGGCTTGTTGTATAAACCCCCGCCTGCGACTGCAGCGGGGGGAGTGCTTTTTTTACTTTACCAGACCATTCAACGACATCAGGATCCGGTTCCTTTTTGATACTAAAAGTTTCAAAAACATCCTCTGGTTTTAATGTCCAGCTAGTTCCACTCATCTGCATTTCAATATGATATTGAGTAGCACCATTATTTACGGTCTTTTGCCAACCATAAGTGATGTGTAATCCATCAAAGTCTGCTTGATCAGAATGATCAGTGCCTGACGCATAAGCAGCCATTCCAGGATGTGAATGCACTGAGCCGACAATCAAAACATTATCAGGCTTTTCTTCTACAATAGAATCTGGATTGTAGTTGCAATGCACAGCAGTATTTGTCTGGTCTGGAACTAAAACTCCCCAGCCAGATGAATCATCTTTTGATGGATCAAAAGTTAGTAATACAATTGATTCTGTGCCGTGTTGTGCATCAACAAGTCTGAAAAACTCATCAAGTTTATCAACTATAATTCTTGGAATTGCTGGCATGTGGTATGCACCAGATTCACGAATTGGAGTCAATTCAGAAATGTCATCAGAAACAGCTGAAACAGAACGACCAACAATATTATTAACAACTTTAACAATACCAGTTGTAAGTTCTGTTGTATACTGTGGACTTGTTGTGGCAACTCCATTTGTGTAAGTTGTGGTGGAAGTTGTTACTTTTTTATCTTCTGCAATATTGCAAATAAGATAATATATATTAAAACCCAAAGATTCAACTATATCTTCAATGTTATCACGGTTTGCGTAAAAACATGGCAGACCTGATGTAGTCCAAAAATAGTTTAAATCTTCTAGTTTTACTGGTTGTACTTCTACTGTGTCAGTCATAAAACTCCAATATCCAATAGGTTTAGTTTTTGTGTATAATTAAAATGGTTCATTGTTTTCTTTGTCAACCAAAGAATCTGGAACGACATAAGGAGAATTTAAAATAACCCCAGATTCAATAGCTTTATCTAGCTGATAAGAAACTTTAGGAATATATTCTCCAATATGGTATCCATTATCAGTAGGCTTGATATTGCCAATGCAAGATGCACAAGCAGCTGCAACTTGATATTGAGAATCACCAACAGTGACTGGTGTTAAAGAGCATTTTAGAATATCAGAAGAATCAACCAAAGATCCACATGGACAAGTCTGGTGAAGCATGGTGGATTTATCTACACATTTAGGGCAATATATAAGTGTAGTATCTGTATATTCAAAAGCAACTTCATGACTTACAGGGCTTGGTTCATCTGTTTGTGGATTAGAATTTGTAGACCAAATAAGTTTAGGAAGAAGAAACTTCTTAATGTACAAGGTTGAAAGGGTATATTCTATAAACTCAGAAATATGTTTAGTGCTACCACAACTGCAAGAAACAACGGTAAGATTGTTATCTTTAGCAACAGATTCAATACAACTGTTGCAGTATTGAAATACTTCACCTTTAGGAGTTGCAAAATCATAAACAGGAACTGCTACTGAATTACCCTGCTCGCAGTAAACAGTATCACAATTATCACAAATCTTTACTGTGTCATAAGACGTGTGATAATAGGTTGATTTAGCTTCATCATAATAAAGATTATCATCACTAGTATGATAATATTCTTGTACGCTCTCTAAATAAACATAATGTTCAGTTATGCAACTAGAACATACTGGTTCACCATTAACATCATATGTTATATCAGATTCAGTATAGGTACTGTCGCATGAAACACAAGTAAATAATTCATCTTCACTTTCATCTTCTTCAAAAGGTAATTGTGGTGAAGAATTTGATTTATCTTCTCTAGATTTTAAAGTAGAAGACAAAGGATTAGAAAGATTATTATAGCTATAGATTGCAGCAGATTGTGAAAAAGATTTCTTAACAAACTTAGCAACTTGTTCATTTGAAAGATTAAGATCTTCACGAGCTACAACATTATAAAACTTAGGAATATTATTGTCAGTATAATAAGCTCTATAATTACCAAGTAAAGCACCTGATAAAGTAAGGGGAATGCCATTATCATCGTGATTGTTTTGATTGTCAATAGATTGAACTTTAACCGGAATCCAAAGATTTTCATTTAAGGTCCAATCAAAGCCCTCATTAAGACTCTTGTCTTGCCATTTCTGAGGGTTCCAAAGATAAGAAAGATCTTCATCCATATTATCTTCAAGTTTTTGTTGATAAAAACGAGGACCATCTGTTTCACTCATATTAGCGTCGTTGTATGTTTCGACACCAGAACAGCGTTCAATAAAACGAGAGATCTTTTCATTTAAGGGAAGATTTGACCAATCTTCCTTTAGATATAAACATATCCAACCTACACCATTGCCACGATAACCTTTGCAGTTAATGTTTGGAAGATTAACGTGATACAAAGGCATATCTGGATGGGTGATTGGATATGGAGAATAAAACATTCTAGCGCCAAGAAGTTGGCCATCAACAAAGTCGCCTATAATAATTCGGTAAGGCTGAGCTAAAGTATAAGTTTTAGCACCGGATTGGCCTTCGTATTCTCCCCAATTGATATAGTAAAGACCTGGCTTGTGTTGAACGGTAACCTGCATGTGGTTACCTGCAGCACGAATAGCCAAAACACCAGTTCCATCTAAAGGTAATAAACCAGTATCAAATACAGCTGAGTTAGAAAAGTTTTGATAAAAAGAAATAATATCTTTATCAGTAACTTGCTGTAAATTAAAACTTTCTACTGTAGAACGCAATACATATACGCCATTATCATTAAGCGTAAGTGCGTAATTAAAGCTATCAGCCATTGTTATCTCCAAATATATCTTTTAAATCATTATCAATAGAACTAGAAAAATCACCAAAAGTATAAGCAAACCAAGAAGGGTCTGATTCAGCGTGCTCGATGACCTTCAACTTTGAAGAAAGATTATCGAGATGCTCAACAAGATCTGAAGCTCTATCTAAGGCTTTAGAAAGACCTTTTATAATCTCTTTATCATGAGTCATATTTAAAATGAATCTGATAATTGGCATATCATCAACAGTAAAATGTTGAATGATTTTTTCTATCCGTTCTTCTAAAATAGAAATTTGATTTTTAATCTCTGTTTTAGAGTCGGCAGCTGCGTCTAAACTGAAATAAAAGTTTTTAATTGGCGCAGATTGGGGGACCTTCTCTGGATAAGAAGTCATAAAACTCCAATCTAATTATTAATTATATTATAAGCCGTTTGAAGGTTCGTATGTTGAAAAATAAGATTATCAACATCTTTGTTCCAAATGTCTAAGTCTAGTCCTTTGGAACGAGCAATAAGTTTTAAATTTCTTATTAAAGATTTTCTTTGCTTAGGGGTTAAGCCACCCCAGACACCATGCTTTTCATGAATGACTATAGCAGTATACAAACACTGATTTTGTACAGGACAGCTAGGGCAATACTTGGCAGCCTGCTTCTTCATAACAGATTCTTCTGTATCATAAAAAGATTGGGTATCTACAGACTTACATTTAGCCTCAGAACGCCAATCAGACATATGCAATATAACTCGAGTTTGATGATCAGAAAAATTACTGTTAGAAGTTAAAGCCATATTAAAAGTCAAATCCTATCTCAGTGCGAATAACAGAAAAATACTTATTAATATATTGATCTGAATCTAAAAGATTTAAATCAACGTTATCAATATCTCTATCAATAATAGGTTGCAGTGGAGTTCTGTCAATTTTTTGACATACTTTAATATAAATTTCTATATTGTAATCAATAGCAAAATTTAGCATTTCAATTAAAGATGTCACATAAGTATTGACAAAACGAGAATCAATATTAAGTTTCATTTTTTGAGTGAAAAACTTTAATAGTCTTTCATCTTTTGCGCTAGCTAAAATTTTAAGAAAATCAAATACAATAAATCTTCTTGCAAGTGACTCTTCTAAAATATCGGCATAAACCCGATAAGAGAATTTGCCACTTGTAATAGAGTTTAGCTCGTCAAATATAGAACGATTATAAGAATCTGTTGCAAAGATATATCGATTCGCAGAATCATTAAACGAGTTTACAATTCTAGAAGTTATCTCTACTTCATTAAAGAAGTCAGATGGCTTATCTTTGAGCATTTTCTCAATGTCTTTAAAAATCTCATCTGAACTTTTAGGTGACTCTTTTGAAGAAGACTCAGAACTAAATAAGTCATCGTCATTGCTAGACATAAAATCGTTATACATAAATACTCCATATCATAAATATATTACAGTACTTTTCAAACACAGTACCGCACCTGGGAATTGAACCCAGCAAATGGATGTTTATAAGACATCTGTGTTCGACCAGCTCACCCGTGCGGTGAGCTTTATATTCGAACTTGTTTTTTTGCTGCCTTAGCAGCTGCTTCTTGTGCCTTGGCTTTTTGACGCTGATCAATAGCGTCTTGCTCACGAATGCGTTTAATCTGTGCAGATGTAAACGTTTCAGAAATCAAGGTTTCATAACCCATTTTAGGTTGCGACATGTTCATAGTCCCTATTATATCATATTAATGAATATTAAATCCGCCAGAGTTTTCCAGAAATTCTGCAAAATCTTTTATGTCATCTAAATCTAAGTAGTAGTTAGAAGACCAGTTTTTTACTTTACCTTCTCCATGACAAGCATTACAGGTTTTAATTTGAACTTGGCTGGTATCATTAGGACCTTCACCAGCTTTCCAAGTTCTTTTGCCTGTAGTGTTACAATATGTACAATCCTCTAAGGGTAGAGCGTCGAGATGTTCTTGACGCTCTTTAATATACTTTTCAGCAAAACCAGAACGAATATCTTCTTTCATTAGTTTAGCTAGCTTGACTGAATCACGAGATCCTAAACCATCTCCACTATTGCTATGTCCATGTTCTACTTTATTAGCAATTTCAGGATGAGCATCTTGGCAGTATTCCCATAGAGGATGCCATCCCCATACGTTGCGGCGAAAGTATTCACCTGTTTCGTTTTTTGGGTTTCTACCGTAAACATCCATTCCCATAAAAATATCCTTTTTTGTAAGAACTTTGTGAAAAAGATTATTATTTAGCCTTTACGCTTAGACGCGTGTTTTGAGCAACAAGTAGTTTAAAATCATCAGTAATGATTGTGTAACCAATTGGCTGAGGAATAATTTCTTTTACTTGTGTTGGTGTTGCAATCGGACTTGGTCCAACAAACAAGATGTCGCCAACAGAAATATTTTCAACAGATAAAGACTGTCCAAAATAATTGTCTGAGACTTTAGGTAAAGATAAAGTTATCATATCATATCCTTATAAGATAGTTTTGTATTTTGTAGCTACACTAATCTACTGGAGCACATAACCGCACCATAAAAGTTCTTCACGGTACTGTTCTGATGGTCCATTAGATCTAGCAAAAGAGGTAAATGTTTTATATTCTCTTCTAGTTGCTTCTATGAAACAATCACAAGATTGAGAATCTGAACGTTCACCCATAAGGTCAACGCAGAACTCTTGACGAAGCTTATCAATCTTTTCTTGAGTCCAAGGAGCAGAAATAATTGAACAAGAAGATAATATAATAACAATAGGAAACAATAGCAGTTTTTTCATAAAGGTTTTTCGTCATCTTTTTTAAGACGTGATTGGAACTGTACAGTAAATGCTTTTCCACGTAAAGCATAGTATGAAGCTTCTAAAACACCATCGCCCCATAGACGATTCATTTTGTACAAACGAACAAAATGTTTAATGTTTAACTTCTTCACGGGTGCTCTACAACCTTTCCTTGTTTATTGTAGACATCTCCACAATCATCACAAGTATAGCCATTAGGATAACCAATAGACCAAGCCCATACAGTAACCGTATGGTTATTATCTAATACGCATCTTTTACAAACAAGACTAGGGTTTTCTGTGATTGCACCTATGCGCTTGTTCATAAAACTACCTTCTGCAACAAGTTACCATCATCATCTGTATAAAGATTTGTATAAATAATGATCTGACCATCATTGTCATAATCAAAATCAGCTGATGGAATAAAAGTTGAAACAAGTGTTTCTAAAGAATACACATTTTCAACAATAGGTCTATCTGCTTGTTTATTAGATTTCTTTTTCATAATCACCAAAAATTTTCTTCTTCATTTAATCTATGAATAGCAAAAAGAAAAATAAACATAAATATACCTAAATATATTTCATGCTTTAATCCTTGTGGATCTTGAATATATTGTGGGTTTTTATCAACTTCACCACAAACTATATCGCCATAAGCAGGATGACCTTCAGTCCAACATTCTTCAATAAAAAGTTGACCTAAAGATGGATCATAATTTGGATTAGGAATATTAGACCAAGACTGCAATTCATAAGGAGTGAACAAGGCAAAGAGGACATAAGAGCATAAAAAAATATAAAAACTAATAAAAGACCTAGCCCAAATTTTACCATTCCAAAAACCAAT